CAAGTTGGTGGTCATAACGGGCGAGTACGCGGGGAATGAGATAAAGGGTTTCAAAGCCCTTGGTGGCATAGCCCCGGCTGGTGTAGTTCCATTTAAGCCTGTTGGGCCTGCTGCTGGTGCGCCTGCTGCCAAGTCTGCTCCACCTTGGATTAAGAAGTAAGCAAAAAAAGACCCCGCTTTTAACGGCGGGGTCAAGATAGCAACATACAACAGGAACCACCAACATGAATATTCCAGAGCCAGAGATTACCATAACTTCCTTAATTGACCAAGCCCATCAATCAAGGACTGAGAAGCCCCGAGCTCATATGGGTTGCAGCACTTTGGGCCACCATTGCGAACGCTGGTTGTGGCTGTCATTCCGCTGGGCGGTGGTTGAGAAATTCCAAGGCAGGATCTTGCGACTGTTTAGGCGCGGCTTTAATGAAGAGGCCACCATCATCAGTGACCTTCGCGCCATTGGCATGAGCGTGTCAGGAACCCAGCGCCGGGTGGACTTTGGCAGTCACGTATCGGGCAGCTTGGACGGCATTGGTAAAGGTGTACCCGGTGCAACAAAGACTGAGCACGTACTGGAATTCAAAACCCACAGTCTCAAGTCATTCAACGACTTAGAGAAGAACGGCGTGGCAAAGAGTAAGCCCCAGCATTACACGCAGTGTCAGGTTTATATGCACGGCACCGAACTGAAACGTGCCTTGTACGTTGCCGTCTGCAAAGACGATGACCGAATTTACACCGAGCGCCTAGAGTATGACCGTGATCATGCAGTGAAGGCAATTGAGAAAGGTCAACGGCTAGCGCTGACTGACCGATTGCCACCACCTATCAGCACTGATCCAAGCTGGTTTGAGTGCAAGATGTGTCCTGCTCATGGTATAGTGTGCTTTCGTGAACAAGGAGTAAATCATGAAAGAGCGCGTAGCAATGATGGGCAATAAATTTGGCAGATTGACAGTGTTGGAAATGATTGGAGAGCGCGTTACAGGTCGTCATCCAAGCTGGAAATGTGTTTGTGATTGTGGAAATCAATGTGTAAAAACTGCTGTTTCTCTTAGAACTGGTCGTGAGCCAAGTTGTGGGTGTGCATCTAAAGATTTTCAAAGAAAAAAACATGATTTGACTGGCAAAAAGTTTGATCGTTTGCTTGTTTTGCAAGCTGAAAACTCAAGCAATGTGAAGCGCCGTATTCTCTGGAAATGTGTTTGTGATTGTGGTCAAGTAACGCTTGCAGTTGGGGTTGAACTCCGAAGTGGAAAAAAAAGATCATGCGGTTGTTTGCATTTGGATGTTTTGCTTGAAACACACACAAAACATGGTCATGCACGATCTGGAAAATTATCACCAACTTACGTTTCTTGGTATTCCATGCGTACAAGATGTGGAAATCCAAACGCAAGAAATTTCAAGCACTACGGTGGACGTGGAATATCTGTATGTGAACACTGGAGCAGTTTTGAAAACTTTTTAAAAGACATGGGTGAACGCCCTTCTGGAATGTCCATTGATCGAATTGATGTAGATGGAAATTACGAGCTAAAAAATTGCAAATGGTCAACTGCATCTGAACAAGTTAAAAATCAAAGGAGATATCAAAATGTCAAATAACGATTGGGCTAAATATATTCAAGTCAACTGCCGCACCTGCGCCCATGTGACTCCATTAAGTGACAGCACCTGGCACTGCGCCAAGTGGGATGATGTGATTCCTCTAGATGCCCAGCATACCGGCTGCGAATTTCACGTCATCCACCCTGACCTTGTGCCGTGGAAACGCATTGAGGGTCTTGACTGGGTGGCAATCTATGAGATCAACGGGCAAAGCATTGCCAACGGTGAGCCGGGTGAAGGGGTGTATGGGTCAAAGGAATTGCTTGCTAATGCTGCGGCTTGTGCAAGTGGTGATCCGCTGATTGCCGAGGTAAGGGCTAAGTGGGATGGGAGGGTAGTAGGGTGAATGATTTTAAAACAAAAGACGATTTTGGATGGTTTAAGTTTTGCCCTCAGACTCGCAGCGAAGTCCACAATAAAGGAGAAGCACTGGATTTTGTATTGTGGCAAGGAGAACAATGGTCAGTAACAATGTATGGACTTGAACTCCGTGATGGAACTTATCACGTTCCAGCAAAAGACTTATGGAAATTGGCTCCAAAACTTTTGTCAGAAAAAACAAAAACAAGACAATGTGTTTTTGTGCATTGGTTCCAACATTTAAATCAAAAAGTTTGGTGTGATGAGGATGACATTGATCATGCTTTGCAGGCTTTTTTGTTGTTGTTTAATGAAAACGGAAAACGCACCAACATCATGCCCCCAACATTGATGGGGGAAGCTGAAATTGAAGAATATGCAATTAATTGCGCCAATCATGCATATAAATTAGCGCGTTTTCGTGCAATGGAAGGTTTGGTGTTTGATGCTCCGTGACTACCAACAACGCACCATTGACCAGCTTTACGCTTGGTTTGAGGCAGGTAACAAGGGTAATCCCTGTCTGGTGCTGCCTACAGGGTCAGGTAAGTCTCACATCATTGCGGCACTATGCAAAGACGCGCTGCAAAGCTGGCCGGAGACGCGCATTCTGATGCTCACCCATGTGCGCGAATTGATAAGCCAAAATTTAGAAAAGATGCGCCAGCACTGGCCGAACGCACCGCTTGGGGTTTACTCTGCCGGGTTGCGCCAAAAGGAACTGGGTGAGCCAATCACATTCGCTGGCATTCAGTCCGTCCGCACCAAAGCCAAGGAAATTGGCCACGTTGACCTTGTAATCATAGATGAGGCTCATCTGGTGAGCCACAAGGATGAAGGCGGCTATCGGACACTTCTATCGGACATCTATCGGACAAATCCGAATGTGAGGGTGATAGGCCTAACCGCCTCGCCTTACCGCTTGGGCCACGGCTACATCACTGATGCGCCTGCTATCTTTGACGCACTTATCAATCCAACAAGTATTGAAGAACTTATCCACAAAGGGTTTCTATCAACCCTACGCTCTAAACTGACCCGCACCAAGCTGGAGGTGGACGGGGTTCACAAGCGTGGCGGGGAATACATTGAGGCTGAGTTACAGGCTGCGGTGGACACAAAGGACAAGAACCGAAAGGTGGCCGCTGAGATAGTGCGTCTAGGGCATACCCGCAAGTCCTGGTTGGTGTTCTGTGCCGGGGTTTCCCATGCCCAACACATTGCCACCGCATTGCAGGCGCAAGGCATCACCACCGAATGCGTGACCGGAGAGACACCGAGCGCCGAGCGTGACCGCATCTTGACCGACTTTAAGCAGGGGCGCATTCGAGCCTTAACCAATGCCAATGTATTGACCACGGGTTTCGACGCGCCTGGCATTGATTTGATAGCCATGCTGCGACCAACCATGTCACCGGGTCTGTATGTCCAGATGGCAGGGCGTGGCTTACGCATAGCTGACGGTAAGACTGACTGCCTTGTGCTGGACTTTGCTGGCGTGGTTGAGCAACATGGCCCCATCACTGCCGTCAAACCGCCACCAAAGAAGGGTGAAAAAGTAGGCGAAGCGCCAGTAAAGGTGTGCGACCACTGTCAGGAGATCTGCCACTTAAGCGTGAGGGTTTGCCCAGCCTGTGGTGAGGCATTCCCCGAGCCCGAGCGCCCTACCCTGAAGTTGCACAACCATGACATCATGGGTTTTGAGGGCGTGGACATGGAGGTCAGTAGCTGGACATGGCGCAAGCACATCAGCAGGGCTAGCGGCAAAGAAATGCTTAGTTGCACGTACTACGGCGGCCTATCAGATCTGCCAGTTACTGAGTACTTGGCAGTGACGCACGACGGGTATGCAGGCGAAAAAAGCAGGCGTCTACTGGCCGACATTGCCCACAAGGCAGGCGTGGTGCTGGACTATGCCGCCGTTGACCTGCATCAGATGGCCCAGCAGATGACCGAGGGCAGGCCACCAAGCGCCATTGAGTTTAAGAAAGAAGGCAAGTTTTTTACCGTTATGAAAAGGACATGGAAATTCAATGTTGGAGATAAATTCCATCACGCTAGATATGGAGATGGTGTAATTTTAAATATACAAGGCACAAAAGGAAAAGAAGTAGCGGAAATTGAATTTCCAAATTTTGCAACACCTTTTAAATCTTTTTTTAGTTTGCCTGTATATTTTGAAAATCATTAATAGGAGAATTTATTATGAGACACCCTGAACCCCCAAGCGTTATCCATTACCGAGCTACATTAAATGCTGATGTTCCGCAGGTCTGCCATACATGCGACCATTACACTAAGGACGGGATTTGCTCACAATTTAATGAAGCACCACCAGTAGAATTTGCTAACGAGCCCGGTGAGTGTAGTTTTTGGGAGTGGGAGGTTCCTTTTTAGCGTGGTAAAATGATTACGTCAGGACAGGGCCGGCCAGCCTTTTTAACGCCACATCGTTAAATTACTGACATCAATCTAAACCATGTGGGGTGTCAAAAATGATTAGATTCTGCAAAAAATGCCAAGCTGAAACCGAGCGCAAAGCCAATAACGATTGCAAGCCTTGTGCAAAAGTTAGAGCCGCAATATGGGCGGCTAAAAATTCTGATCAGTTAAAAGCGCGTTGCGCAGCGTGGAGAATAGCAAACTTAGATAGAGAGAAGGCTAACAATTTAGCTTGGTACGCTGCTAATATTGAGCGTGCAAGGGCAACTCGCAGAGACTACCAGGCCGCTAATGCAGATCAATTAAAGGTAAAAAAAGCGGAATACTATGTAGCCAACGCCGATAGCATAAAGGAAAAGACGGGCGCACGATACGCGGCTAATCCCAAGCAATTTAACGCAGCTAGTGCCGTATGGAGAAAAGCCAATCCAGAGCGCAAAAAAGCAATTGATGCGGCATGGCACAAGGCCAATCCAGAAGCCAATCGAATCAATGGACAAAACCGCCGCGCCCGTAAACGTGCCAATGGCGGCACATTGTCCAAGGGACTTGCTGCAAAGTTGTTCAAACTTCAAAAAGGCAAATGCCCATGTTGCAAACAGCCGCTTGGTGACAAATTCCATTTAGACCATATTGTCCCGATTGCTAAAGGCGGGAGTAACACGGATGACAACATCCAGTTGCTTAGAAGTCGTTGCAACAATCAAAAACATGCGAGAGATTCGATAGACTTTATGCAAAGCAGAGGATTTTTACTATGACAGAAAAGATATTAAGCGAAGACTATGAGCAAATTCTTTTTGTCCAATGGTTCAAGCGTACCTATCCCACAGTAAAAATTATGTCTATTCCAAACGGCGGACATCGTCACATTGCAGTAGCTGCAAAAATGAAGGCCACCGGCCAAGCCCCTGGCGTTCCTGACCTTTTTATCCCTGCCTGGATATGCTGGATAGAAATGAAGCGCAGCACCGGCGGAGTGGTGTCACCGGTTCAAAAGGACTGGATAGCTTACCTCAAAGGTATTGGCCATCAAGTCATTGTTGGCTGGGGCTTTGAGGATGCCAAGCGTCAGGTTTTGGAACTGAACTCATCTTTAGGAACGAACTTACTCACTGTGACCCAGACCCAGGCTTGACACTTGCCTTGATCAAGGTCTTCGTATGTGAATCCTTCCTCTGGACCCTCATTGCTGATGTCAATGACAACCTGCCCGTCTTCCACCACCGCGCCCATTTCCGGCTTAAACCGTGCTTCGCAACAATATTCAGTTTCCATGCTTTTCTCCTTCCCATTGACTATCTATCCAGTCAGTTGGGTCA